GAGGTATTAAAATGAAATTCTTCACCAAGGCACTCATCATCCTGGCGGTTATTCTCCTTATATTGGCATTGGGCGACAGCATATTCAACGGTCTTTTCAGCAATGACGGTTATCGCCCCGTAACCCAGCAAATGAAAGAGATCATGACAGGAACCGATTAGGTTCCTTTTTTGATACCCTGTCGCTGATATTCACAATTTTCTTACAAATCGTTCATATTTTCGCTACAGGATGCTCATAGGATGCTCATATTTAGCCCATATACTATATCTTGTAAGTTGATATTGCTAATCAGACTTTTTTTCATAATACAGCCGGCAGGAGAAATCCTGACCGGCTCCTCCCTTTTTTAAGGCTTTTTGACCTGTACTCTTCCTCCCACACCTTGTCCACCCGCGGATGAGGGCTCCAGATTCAAACAATATCTGACGCCTCCCCCAGTTTATATCTGACAAAAATAAAAATACTCCACCTCATTGATGATAATACTCATATTGGGGTTATCCAGCAAACTTCTTGTCCTGTGTGCGCGCTCAACATTTTTGGCAAAAATTCTCAACATTTTTGGCAAAATATTTTGGGAAAATAGGAGCCTGAAATAGTTCTCTTCAAGCCCCCATTTTTGTCACTTATTTTAAGAATTCTGCTTTAAGAATTTCCTTCTCGCTATCCGTCAATTTTGCATAGGAGTTAATTATCTCTTCCGCACTTCCCTCTCCATTTTGAAGTCTTACTTTTATCGAATTAACAAATATTACTTTCTTCCATGTTTCCATAAAGTCAACCTCCCATTATTTGAGCAAGTGCTACCGACATGGCATCAATCAACTGCCCGTTATTATCTACCTTGCATTCCAAATCACTTTTTTTTAACAACCTTATTGTAATAAGATTATCAATTATGGCTGGCGCTGCCGTTACTTCTTCTGAAACGGTATGGCCTTCTTCATCTACAATAGCTGACTGGCCCTCTATAGCTTCTTTAACAATATAATCATTCTGAATGTTATATGTATCCAACTTAGAATAATTCATGTACTGATTTTCGAGGATTTCCTGGTCTGACATTAACGTAAATGTAGAAAGCTCACTCTCTGTCTTGAAAAGTTTCAACAGGTCAATTTCCTGAACCTGTGATTCTAAAATTTGTATCTCTAATGCTGGAACAGTTGGATATCTTACCACATTAAAAACCGGTATGGATATCCCTGTTGTAGTAACTAATTTTGACATTACTTTCTTTCTCCTTCTTTTGAATCATCTATCCCGTTATTGTTACAATCTGATGGCCCGCCCACACCACTCTGATGTTTACCCGGATGCGGCACATTTACCGGGGCATCATGCAGATACGGAGTAGGTTGTTTTTTTTCAAAATCTGGTCCCTTTTTTGTTTCTTTTGACATAATATCGTCCTCCTTGAATAAATATAAAAATTTTTAAAGTTTTTGAGTACCATAATTTGATATGTTATACTGCGCAATACTAAGATAGATAAAAAAGCAACCATATATCGTGATCAGACTGATATGGGTGGAAAATACGATAGCAATACTGTTAGTGTAAAATGGGGTACGGACTCCTATGGAAATTATTATATCTATATACTGGTAGATGGTACCGCTGTCTGTGCGCTCCCAGGTTGGACAAGACTGGATTAAGCGCTAACTTCTGATATCCATTAGATAATCCCAATAATTTTAGTTATCGGAATGTCAGATGTTGAGATTGTGCCAGCACAGTATCTTGTATTATTCGTAAGCCGGATCGTATTGCCATTCCGGATTACTGAGAAGGTATCTATGTAAAGGTCGCTATTAGCCAAATACGTGAAAGTCAAGATTGAATCACGCCATACCGAATGGGCGCCGATGCTATTATGGAATATCAATACTCTGTAATTGCTACAATCCGGGACATCCTCTGGGGTGGTAAAAAAGCTGCTTCCCGTCCAGAGTATCTTACCATAATTATCATTCTTGGTATTGAACACACTACGGAAAATGTATAAAACTGAATTTTGCCTGAATAATCATACTAATGGGCGCAATACCAAAACTATCAACTTGGATTACAGTTCTCGCCCAGAGGTGAATTCCGTCACCACTGCTGTGCAGATGATGTGGGATAAGCTGTATCCGTCAACATTATATTTATTTAATCATGGTATCATAGAAGGTATCCCTGTATCGCCTATATACAGACAATCCAATGCGTTTGTTAATGTAAATAACGAATCAATATCTGCCGGAAACACGCAGGAGACAGTCTGCCATTTTGCAGCGGGTATAGGCAATGCAATAGACATAACTGGTTTTTCGAAACTAATTTTTGAGACAAGTGGCTCAAAATTGTTAAGTATCGGTATCGGAAGAAATCCGGTACCAACATATGATAGAGCTAATTTTGTAGTAAGCGCAGACGGTACTGGGACTATTGAGTTAGATGTCCGCGATTATTTAGGATACTATTATATTGGATTCCGTGATGGAAATATTAATATTAACAGGTCGGAAATTCATGAGGTGTTTTTAATCCCATGAGTACCAATAAATTACACAAAATAATCATTTTACTGTATAAGCGATTGTTGCCTCAACCCTTACGCGGGTAATTGCGGAATCCAGGTATATATATCCGTCCGGTTTAACAATACTGGTACCGAGTGCAACAGCACTTGATGAATCCATATATACAGCCGTCCCCACTTTGTTAGTGGTAGGTTTAAAATCGTCTGGTAAAGCAACTGCATTCATGGCCTTTCCCGTTGGCACGGCGGTATTATGCCAAAAGGTTATAATAACCACATTGTTAATCCGTACAGCCTGACCGCTGGTGATGCCATATGCGGACAGGTCCAGCTCCACGCAAGCAATCTTGGTATTGCGCACAGTAAAGCAGGCTGGAAGATTAGACCTCCTTCTCGTAAAATAGAAGTATCCAAATATAACGAGAAGGGGGTTTTAGAATGGATGAAATAAGATTGAAAGATGAACTGATGGCCAGGCTATCCAATGAGCTGGACCGGCCTGCGCTGCAGGTGATTGATGGGGCATTATCATCGGTGCTCCGAAACTATGAGGTAGCCAAGAGGGAGACAGGGCTGAGTACCAATGTGGTCAGCTTCCCGGAGCTGGACATTTTCATTGGAAAAATGAGGTTCGAGAACTATTCAGCCAGTACAGTTAACCAATACCAGCGGTTTCTAACTGACCTGCTGGTATATGTGGGAAAGCCTGTACAGGAGATAACAGGGGAAGATGTGGTTGAGTGCCTGAACTATTATGAGCAGGTGCGGCAAATAAGTACCAGCACAAAGGACCATAAAAGACGTATCGCAAGCTCTTTCTTTGCATTTCTGCATGACCGTGGGTATATCAGAAAAAATCCCATGGCAACAGTTGATCCCATTAAGTATGTGGCAGAAATCCGGGAGGCTTTAACCAGCAGGGAGGTTGAGAAGTTGAGGATTGCCTGTGGGGGAAACGTCCGTGATAATGCAGTGTTGGAGCTGTTCCTGGCAACTGGATGTCGTGTTTCCGAGGTAGTAGGGATGCATGTAGAGGACATTGATATGCAGGTTGGATGCGTGAAAGTACTGGGAAAAGGCCAGAAGGAGCGTATTGTATTCTTCGGAGACAGAGCCATGGAGTATCTGGAAAGGTATTTAGATGGTCGTAGAGCGGGGGCTGTTATACTTTCCAGCAGGGCGCCTCACCAAGGTCTGAAGAAGAATGCGCTGGAAAATATCATCCGTAGAATTGCAAACCAGGCCGGGCTGGGAAAGCGTGTATTCCCGCATCTGCTTCGTCATACATTTGCTACACGCGCGTTGAATAAGGGTATGCCATTACCAACCCTTTGTGATTTAATGGGGCATGCCAGTGTTGAAACTACACGGATTTATGCCAAAAATGGTGTTGGAAAGATTAAGTACGAGTACGATATGTATGCGGCTGGATAGAAAATAATACAAGATAGAACTTTTGAAAGCCTGCCTGCAGGGAGGTTTATTTATTGTACCCTTGTATAGCTGTTGAGCACAGTTACAATTGCATGGTATTGTTATGCAGCCTGTTTTTTTGGCCTTCGGGGCATTATACCAATTTTAATAATAAGCAAAATCGTGAATGGATATATGCTGCTACCCTGTCAAATAAGAATACCGCATCTGTTGGCGTGAATATAAGAAATTACAGAGAAGCCTGTATAATCATAAATGGCCACAGAAAATCAGGTTCAATAATGATAGTTGATGATGTTCTACATTTCATTGCTCCCGAAGCTGGTACAGGGACTATGGCTTTTATGTACCTGGTTAAAGTCAACATTGTTAACGGAGGATTTGGCCTTTATGTAGAGGCGGCTAACCGAATATGTTTTCTGGAGTCCAATGCATGGCTGGAAAACAGAAATTGGTCTAATTCTTTTAATTTATATATCCGATGATTAAGTTTTGTAGCTATAGAAAATGACTATTTTGTATATATAAAATATGCTCGAAACTGATCATATCCAATCGCGGTAACAATATCTCCCTTAGATAAAGGATACATAAAAGGTGATGCAGTATTGCTTCCACCACCTGAATGATTCCAGCCCACCTGGGTACTATTAACATAGATGTAGCAAGCAGTTGTTCCAAGACTATATACGCCACCACATATGTATCCATCGTTAGGAGCAGTAAATGGCAGTGATACTGATTTATAATTTTTATAGTCTGGCGCTTTAATAATCTTGGTATTATACACATTAATTACGAAAAATTCAGGCCCGCACGGGCCTTTTATTATAGATAAATATGCAAATCAAGGAGGAAAAAGTATGGATGTAAGTACAATCATGCAGTATGTATCGTATTTGTTGAATGCTATTGGGCTAATGGCATTCCTGGTGTCAGTCATCACTCAGGTTATTAAATCCTGGCCAGGCCTGGACAAGCTACCTACACAGGCGGTAGTCATTGTGTTATCTTTGGTACTTTGCCCAGCTGTCTTTATTGCACTGATGGCGTGGATTCACCACCCCATTAATTGGTATACTGTATTTGCTTGTGTAATTATGGCATTTATCGTAGCATTGGTGGCAATGGACGGATGGGAACGGGTGTCGGAGATATGGAAACGGACCAAAACGCCAAAAACAACGTATCCAGGTAATTAGAATGGAGGTATACGATGAGTAAAACATCAGTAGGGCTAGTAGAACACTGTAAAAGTAAGCTTAGAACCCCATACGTCTACGGAGCCAAGGGTGAGGTCCTTACCCAGGCCATCCTGGACCGCCTGGCCCGAGAGAACCCAGGAACATACACATCCACCTATAGGGCCAAGGCAGCCAAGTACATAGGCCAGCGCTGCACGGACTGTTCCGGCCTCATCAGCTGGTACACGGGTATCCTACGCGGCAGCTACAACTACCACGACACAGCCGTGGAGCGGATAGGTGTTGACCATCTGGACGAGTCCATGGTCGGTTGGGCGCTCTGGAAGCCGGGCCACATCGGGGTGTATATCGGGGATGGATGGTGCATAGAGGCCAAGGGCATTAACTACGGCCCCATCAAGTCCAGAGTGGCGGCCATACCCTGGCAGAAGGTCCTCAAGCTCTGCGACATCGACTATACCCCGGTCCCAGTGACATACACTCAGGGCTTCCGGCCGGCCGCAGACGGCCAGCGCTGGTGGTATCAGTTTACAGACGGCAGCTATGCGGCTAATGGCTGGTACTGGCTCCGGGAGGCAACGGACGGTACCTGCGGCTGGTATCTGTTTGACAGCGAGGGCTACATGCTGACCGGCTACCAGGGGGACCCTGCCGGTGAGGCATTTTTACTCTGTCCAGTCAAGGGCAGCGACGAGGGCAAGTGCATGATTACAGATGCCAGGGGAGCGCTCCGGATTGCGGAGGAGTACGACATGGCAAATCGTCGGTATGTGTTTAATTGGTAGGGAACAATAGATATTTAGACATCCGTCCGATTACCCCTTAGAAAGGACGATGGATGAATAGTTTTATTGGATGGATTGGTGGAAAGAGGTTATTACGCAAGGAGATTCTAGGCTGTTTTCCTGAGGATGTCGGACGTTACATCGAGGTTTTTGGCGGGGCCGGCTGGGTGCTCTTTGCAAAAGAGAAGCAAGCCGGTCAGATGGAAGTGTACAATGACCGGGATGGAAATTTAGTCAATCTGTATCGCTGCATTAAATATCATTGCAGTGCCCTACAGGAGGAGTTGCAGTGGCTTTTACCCTCCCGCGAGCAATTTTATGACTATAGAGCGCAGATGGATATGAGGGGATTGACAGATATTCAAAAAGCTGCACGTTTTTTTTATTTGTTAAAAATAAGCTTCGGGAGCGATTACCGTACATTCGCAACTTCATCTAAAAGCATAGAGAATGCGATAGATTATCTGGTGAAAGTCCAAAAGAGGCTTCAGGGTGTGGTGATAGAGAACAAGGATTTTGAGAATCTGATAGGTGTCTATGACCGGAAGGATGCTCTGTTTTATCTGGATCCGCCTTATGTAGGGACGGAGACTTATTATAATGTCACATTTACTATGGAGGACCATCAACGTTTAGCGGAGATACTGAAAAATATCAAAGGAAAATTTATTCTTTCCTATAATGATATACCTATGATTCGTGAATTGTATTCTCAATATCCCTGTAAAGAGGTTGTCCGAAACAGCACGCTGGCGGGAGATTCGAATAAACCTGCTGCTTATAGAGAACTAATCATAACGAATTTCTGAAAAACATAACGATATTCGCTATAATATAACAAAACGAAAAAAAGGCCTGGCATAAGCGGTAGAATCATCCCTAAGGGGTGATTGGATGGTCAAGATTCATTTATCAAGGCTCCTGGGTGAAAAACGTTGGAGCCAAGCAAAATTGGCGAGAATAACAGGCATAAGAGCGTCAACAATCAATGACATTTATAACGAATTTTCAGAACGTATCAGCCTGGAGCATCTTAACCGAATTTGCAGGGCCTTAGACTGTGATATTTCAGACATATTGGAATACATACCAGATGAGCCAAGATAATGAAGAAGTAAAAAGGCATTTGAAGGGAAAAAAAATACCTTTCAAATGCCTTTTTATATTTTCATTAATTCTATAAAAGTAATTAATTTTTGGAATTTATGTGAAAATATTTTGGGTTTTACGCGAAAAGCTACAGCCAAGCCGGATGCAGACACCACCCTATCCGCTGAGGAACGGGATATCGGCGGACTGGGAATC